TGCCATATTGACCAATCTGGCTACCATCAGACTTTTCACCATCCTGCTGCACTCTGGCCTGCACAGCCGGAGCAGCATAAAGAGCAGCTGCCCTTAGCACCTTGTCGGCTTTGCTGGCCTCCTTAAAGTTCTTGAGCTGCTGCTTCAGAAAAGCAGATGTTGAGTCATAGACTGGCATAAACTTTTTTTAAAAATAATTTTGCAGTTATTTTTCCTTTGACTTTATTGCCATCCAAATCTAACCAAAATAAACTTATGTATTTACACGGAAACATCAGGATAGACCTGAACAACAACATCTGGGTGGATGTCTATGATGCTAATATCTACGACATTCAGCGAGCCTGCCTGATGGGAGGCACACTCATTGTTTATCACTTAATAAATGACGAATATCGTCTTGGCTTTACTTACAATGAGGGTAAGATAAGCATCCAGTTTATTGGAGTCGCATTAACACAACAACAATTTGAGACTCAAACTAAAATGTGGGGCAAAAACTATAAGATAGTTCGCCCAGGTACTGAATTATTGTTACTTGATAACCAATACTTCCTATGAATCGAATACTTTATCAAATTCTAAAGGATGCACTTTGGAAGTTCACCTTTGTGTCCGTTTATGTCATTCTAATTACTATGTTAATCGTTAAATTTATCACTTATGTTAATGGGTAATCGTGATGTAACCATCTGCCTGACCAGCTGTGGAAGGTGGGAACTACTTGAGAAAACTATCAGCAGCTTGGTCAGCTATTGGGATGGCAATCCTCCGGCTGCGTTCTACATCCATGATGACAGTGGTACTATCAACCAGAAGCTCATGGCTGAACTTGACCGTTTTCTGATGAGGCATTGGCAGATAATGGCTGACTGGACATTCACTAATAGAGAAGGACAGCCACAAGCTATTGATAAGACTTATCAACTTGTCCAGACTCCTTACATTTTTCATTGTGAAGATGACTGGGAGTTCTTTAACACCGGATTCATTGCTGATTCTCGCTCAGTGCTGGAGGCTGATCCTAAGTGCGCCTGTGTATGGATCAGACATCCACAAGACCGCAATGGTCACACTGTGTTGCCTGGAGTGAAGCTAACCAAGCAGGGAGTGCGCTATCAGCAGCTGGCTCATAGATATAAGGGTGACTGGCATGGCTTCACTTGGAATCCTGGTCTTCGCAGATTGTCAGATTATTTAGCAATGGGCAAGTTCAGCGATATGTGCGAATGGAGAGATAATGACCATTGTCACTCAGAGAAGCAATACAATAAGAAGTACTATGAAGCTGGCTATGTAGGCATGACTCTATGCCGAGGCTTTGTTAAACATATTGGCAGATTGGAATCACTTAAAAAACGAGTTTTATGAAAGCAACACTATCATTTGACCTTGATAATACTGATGATGCACTGGAGCATTTCCGGTGCATCAAGAGCCTGGACATGGCATTGTTCATCTGGGATTTTAGCAACAAGCTGAGAAGGCTTGAAGAGACTTCAGAAGATGGCAAGTACATTGATGAGGCTCACATCTGGGAGGCGTGGAATGAGACAATGGAGGCCTATGATTTAAACTTAGATAAGTTAATCGTATGACCAATCTGGAGCAGCTTCTGATTATTGTTAAAAAGGAAATGAGGAGCAAGGAATTGCTTATGAGTCACGATGCCAATACCAAGGCAACTAAGAACTATTGGAAAGGTGGCCTATCAGCGCTCACCTACATTAAGCATGTTATTGAGCAATTACTTATCGAAGAGAATGACGATACCAAATCAAATTGAAGAACTGATTGACTTCATTATTGACAATAAGGATGACATTGATTTAAACGATGTTCTGGTCAAGGCTGAACTTATTAACATGCGGAGCAAGCCAAGGCATGCCGGATGGTACTTCAACGGAAAACTTTACAGAGACATGGAGGAGCTAACAGGCAGAAGCATGTCAAATTTTAATCACCCTAAACCATTATTTTATTATCCATAATTATGGGCAGCATAATCAGCAGCTACTTAGACAATCAGCCAGATGAGCAGCCATTGCAGGCAGTAGATCATCCAGCTCACTATGGTGGAGGAGACAACACCTATGAAGCTATCAAGGTCATTGAGGCTTGGGAGCTTGGCTTTAACCTGGGCAATGTGGTCAAGTACATCAGCAGGGCAGGCAAGAAGGGAAGCAAGATGGAGGACTTGAAAAAGGCGCAGTGGTATTTGAATAGAGAGATTCAAAAGCAATTTTAATTATACCAAACGGTATTATACCAAATGGTACTATTGCGCAGATGTACGGCAATTGTCCGTACATGCCGTAAGTCTATGGCCTAACAAATCCCTGCTGAATCAGCCCGGCATTATCGCAATTGAAGCACAAGCCTTCACCTCTTAGATTTAGCTGCCTTGCCCAGATAGCCAGCGACTCCTGATAGCCATCAAGGAAGGTTGCCATTGCTCGCTCAGTGAACTCACGATTGCCCTGAGAGAAGTAGTTGGCTCTGGGTGAGGCTACCTTCTGCCAGAGTATCTGATAGCACAGCAGGTTCGCCCAGGCATCAAGCAGAAACTCCTGCTGCTGACAGATGAAGCTATCAAGTGAACAGAGCAACTGAGCATCTATGTATATTCCTGACTGGCTACTATCCTGACTCCAGCTATCTCCGAACCCATAGCCAAGCGGAGCAGTCACAGGGAAGATGCTCCATCCATTGCGCCATAGGTAGGTGAAGCGAGTAGCGCATTCAATGTCCATCTGATTCCAGCCCCAATCAGTGAACATGCCTGTTGTGGTTGGCAGATTTGTGCAATCAACCGCTACCATGATATTAATCTTATCAAAATCAGAGTAGAACTCATTGTTCACCGGAACATAGTTCATGCCCTCCACCAGATCAACTGTGCCATTATCTAGCAGCTTGCCATCCTGAGTTTGATAAATGTACCAGTCAATGTTATTAACAGGCGCACCGGCATTGTAGATGTATATCTGCTTTACTCGCAATGACAAATACTTGCTGCCTTGAATGCTTACAAATGCTCCTTTAAGAATAGCCTCTGCCGGAACTGTCTGCACTTGCTGCCATTGTTGAACGAACTGCTTTCGAGTCTGGAATAATACCTGATCAAGTTGTGCCTCTGCTGAAGTGAACAGTGCAGCTTGCACATCTCTCTTTAGCCTCACATAGCTAACTGACTGAGCAGAGTTCCACATGCCCACATAGCTGGCCTGCTCCGGTGTGGCAATCTTATCAAGCAGCTCCGAACTCATGCCCGGATAATCGTTTATGTATAGGCCAGACAGAGGCTCACCAGCAGTGCAGCCTTTAAGTCCGATATAGTTTTGGAGGCAATTCATAACAACAAAAATAACTAATTATCAGCACTGCCAATGTTAGGTGCAGTGATGCGGAATATCTTATTGGTCAAGGCTACCCAGGCACTCAATACCTGCCCCAGAATAAACATCAGCACAGAATCTGATGCTTCTACTTTTTCAATCTTATACAGCCATCCAACCCCGATAAGGAGACCAACCATGACCACAGAAGTGCAGGTATAGGCATAGACTTGCATGCGCTTGCTGAACAAGGCATGGCTCACAGTCCTGGGAACAGACCTTTCAGGAGTCCTCCCACGAACTTCCCTCTCCTCTCTGCCCTGTCCTGCTTGATCGTCTTGTTGCTCTGACATGAGTCAAGGTAGATAACTGTCTTAGCCAATGCCTCTGTCTCAATTTTAAGGCTATCAATTCTGCCCTCTGCTCTGGCATTCTTCCAATAAGCTGCTGCTGTCCACTCCGCATTATCTTTAATCAGATTGTCGAGTTTCTGATGAGCAATGCGAGCAGTATAGATGTCTCCTCCTACATAAATAAGAAACACCAGGAATAACACAAATGTGTCCTTTGAGATTGTCATTTGAATATGGATTTGATTTGCTGAATAATTTTAGCATAACCAGTCATTGACACAAGATCACCATTATCATCATAATACATCACTTTCTGCAAATGCTCTCTGTGAATGTCAATTACCATCCGGTATAGGCGATAAATCAGAATGATTGACCAACCGTGATGGTAGAGCCATTCCTCTCCGGGATTGTAGAAGTGTGGTTCTGGGTTTGCCAACTTTGTGATGATGATAGCTCCATAAGCAGGAGTATCGTGTATAAATTTGACCAGCTCCTCCCTTAATTCGTGAGTCATTATTAGTATGTCCAGATCACCTGGGCAGGCTTTGATGGGTCACAATCCACATGAACAAATGAACTTGCAATCCCTATGCGAGTGAATCCAGCTTTAAGCAAGGCATTCACAATTGTGAACTTAGATGTGCCGGAGGTAGCTGCTATATCAGCTGCCCATCCCTGAGTGTGTGAACTATCAGCAACTCCTCCAACCTTAGCATTATGAACAGTAGTTCTAAAGCCTGAGTTAATCTTGAAAGGCACTCCGGCAAATGCTCTGGCATTGTCCAATCTCTGGAGGAATGCAGGCTTCATGTTGCTTCCAGAGCCAGGTGCATCAGGAGAGTCAAACTCCGACAACTTAAAATGCTTCAGTGGCTGTTGCATGATGTAAAATTACTTAATCCGAGTGAATTTTTTGGCTGCACTTTTTACAGACTTCTTGCCAACACATCCCCATGCCTGCCTGCTCAAGTCATTAGGGCAAGGCTTCTTTCCCTTGCATTTGGGAATCTCAGAAGACCTTGCACAATAAGCATCTCCCTTGGCTGTGCCTGGAGCAATGGAGTAGCCTTTAGCTCCGAACTTAACCGTTCTGCCATTGACCTTGGTCTTATACTTCTTCTCAGCCATTTTACACTTAATTAGGTAATCACTTTACATTATCTGCCCTGTCCTCTGTATGCTTTCTGCTTGCTTGCCTTTGGCCTTCTGGCCTTCCGGTGCTTGCCTTCTCTGCGCTTCCCGAAGCTAATCTTAGCCACTGGAGTGCTTCCTGTCTTTGCCTTTTTCATGCTCAAATATCGGTTTTTATCACTTACTTTTGTAATCCTCTATGAGCGTTGAAGATAACTTTTACACCCAGAGAAATGGAGCTGCTCCTGGTACTTGCGAAGGGCAGGCACTTCCTGAAGGATCAGGCCAACCCTAACCGCTACAAGCAGAAATGGGGCAATGACCAGCAGACTGCTGACATGCTCGGTGTCATGGGTGAATATGCTGTAAGTAAGGCTTTAAAGATTCCAATGGACATGTCTTGCGGTTTGGAAGGTGATGGAGGCACAGACCTGATTATGGATGATTACAATATTGATGTCAAGACTACCAAGTACAAGACTGGCAGGCTTGTGTTCAATCTCAATGATGAGCTAAAGGCTGACATCTATATTCTATGCTGGGCAATCGAGGAGGCATCAGAAGTTATCCTACAAGGCTATATTAGAAAGCAGAGCATGGCTGATGTCATGGTACAGCAGAACCTTGGCTATGGCCTTCGCAATGTGATTGAGCAGAAGCATCTAAAGCCTATCTCCCTACTTTTAGCATATAGGGAGAAAAGGTAGGGTGATAAAGTAGGGTGAAAATAGTTTTGCAGTTATTTCAGTCCTGCTCTGCCTCTCTCCTGCGCCTGCTCATATTGCTCCTTGGCAACAGGCCAAAGCTGATGCCTGCAATTATAGCCACCTCGGTAAATGAAGATCGTGCTGCTGTTAGTGCCAGCCATGCGCCCATTCCAGCCCTTCAGATTTGCCCAGGCTTTCACTTCATC